AACACATTTAATGGAATGTGTGGAGCTACGTGGATAACAGAGACTAAAGACCCCTGCGTGGCCGGTATACACTTAGGTGGCAACGCTGGGTTACCGCGTGGGTGCGCTGGTACCATATCCCAACAAGACATCGAACTTGCGATAAACGAAGTTGCTAAGTGTGAAGGTGTCCTATTGAGTGGCGATGGTGAAAAGTTTGAACCCCACATGCTTGGAGAAACGTTCGTAACGCAAGAACCGCTTCACCCCAAGAGTGCAATAAATTTTCTACCTGAAGGGTCACAATTTGAGTATTATGGCTCGTGTATAGGACAAGCGACTTCACGATCGGACGTACGACGTACACCTATATCTGATATCGTAAGTGAAGTGTGTGATGTTGAGAATATTTGGGGAGCACCTAAAATGCAACCCGAATGGTTTGGGTGGCAAAAAGCATTGGCTAATGCTAGTCTACCTGCTACACCATTTCCACACGAGTTGTTGGAGGTTGCTGTGCGTGATTATAAGTCGGAGCTATTAACTTTGATACGCAGTGATTTGTGGAAGAATAAGATATCGCCTTTGACCACGCACCAGAATATTAATGGAATACCTGGTGTGAAGTTTATAGATGCTATTAACTTGAATACAGCTATCGGTTATCCTCTAACAGGCATTAAGCGTAAGTACATTATTGAGAATGAACCGTTAGAGAACGGACATTTGAATAGGGAGTTTGATCCACTTATAATGGCTGAGATCTGTCGTTGTGAGAATTTATATAGACAAGGACAGCGCGCTTACACTGTAGCCAAAGCTTGTAAGAAAGATGAAGTTTTACCTGTTGCCAAGGATAAGTGTAGGATATTTTATGGTAATCCCATAAGCTTGACGTTCCTGGTGAGGAAGTATTACTTACCAGTGTTGCGATTTCTACAAATGAACCCTTTGAAATCTGAATGTGCTGTTGGTATCAATAGTCATGGACCAGAATGGTATGAATTTTATAAACACGTTATGAAGTTTGGCG